ACAGAAGCATAAATATCCTCATAGGGGGATATAATGGCGAAAACAATCACAACAAGAACGGCATTCAAAGATTATTGCCTGCGTAGGTTAGGATTTCCAGTAATTGAAATCAACGTTGATGATGACCAGGTAGAAGACCGTATTGATGATGCACTTCAATATTGGCAAGACTACCACTTTGATGGCCTACAAAAAGTATATTACATTAAAAAAATTGACCAAACAGATGTTAATAATAGGTACTTGAATATATCTGAGGCCAAAGATTCATCAAACAATGCATTACAGATTGCTGGTATAACCAGAATATTTCCTATTTCCGACTCACTATCTCAGGTCAATATGTTTGATTTGAGGTATCAACTACGTTTAAATGAATTATATGATTTCACCTCAGCATCATACATCAACTATACAATGACATTGCAACATCTACGTATGTTGGAACAACTATTCTCCGGTGAAGTTCCTATTAGATTCCAAAGACATATGCAAAGATTGTATATTGATTGGAGTTGGGGTCGCAGTGAGGCACCAGTAGGTACAACAGTAATTGCAGAATGTTATGCAGTGATTGATCCAGAAGTATACACACAGGCCTGGAATGACCGTTGGTTAAAAGAATATGCAACAGCACTTATAAAACGTTCATGGGGTAACAACCTTAAAAAGTTTAGTGGCATTCAATTGCCAGGTGGTGTTATGTTGAATGGTGATAAGATATATGAGGAAGCCAAAGCAGAGATTGATGCACTACATGCAGAAATTGGTGACAAATATGGTGCACCATTAGAATTTATGATGAACTAATATGGCAACCAGTGTATACTTCAATAACTACAACTCTCTTGCTGAGCAGAGGGTAATTGAAGACTTGATTGTTGAATCAATCAAGATTATGGGTTTTGACGCATACTATTTACCTATTGAGAATGAGGAAGATAGAGACATTCTTTATGGTGAAGATCCAATTAAGAAATTTAGTTCTGCATTTCCAATTGAATTCTACTTATCTAGTTCAATGGAATACGGTGGTGAAAAAGAATTCTTCTCAAAATTTGGGCTCGAGATTAAAAACAATATTAATATTATATTGTCGAAGCGTTCTTTCTCTCAAAGAGTACCACAAGATAGATTCAATAGGCCCCGTGAAGGTGATTTGGTCTATGTACCATTCTTAAATGGCACTGGTGAATTGTTTGAGATTAAATTCACTAATCAGACCAAAGACTTCTTTATGTTAGGCCGCAAGATTCCATATTTCTATGAATTGGAACTAGAGAAATTCAAGTACTCACAAGAAGTTATCGACACTGGTGTGGAAGATATTGATGATGTGATGATTCAATCAAGTTACACAATTGACCTGAATACTGGCACTGGCACAGGAACATATGTTCCTAGAGAAATTGTATTTCAATCTACTGACCACACACAAGCAAACGCATCTGTGGTTGCAATAGTACAAGACTGGAACACTGTTAATGATATATTGAAAGTGACAAACGTTGCCGGTGAATTTGCCAATAACGTTGCAATCATTGGTGCAACAAGCAATGCACAATACTATCTATCATCATACGATCCATTAAAAGATAGTACAAGAAATGAAGCCTACAATAATGAATACCTGTTTGATAATGCAAATAATATTATAGATTTCACAGAAACTAATCCGTTTGGAAAAATATAATGTCAACATATAATCGTGTCATCAGAAAATTAGTTGTTGGATTTGGTAATCTTTTTGACAACATAACACTATACAGATTCAAAATAGATGAGACCGAATCTGAGAGGTTCATTGTTCCTATTACATATGCAACCAAAGAACGATATGTTATGAGACTTGAAGCGGATTCAGCACTAGACAAAAAGGTACAAATAACTCTACCAAGAATGTCATTTGAAATGGCCGGTCTAACATATGATGCTAGTAGAAAACAAAATACAAACATTAAAAATTTCGCAGGAACAAATATTGCAACTGGAGTTATCGGACAATATAATCCAGTACCATATAATTTTGATTTTAACCTATACATCTATGTAAGAAATATTGAAGACGGTACACAAATTATTGAACACATATTACCGTATTTCACACCAGACTATACCATCAAATTAAATTTGATTCCTGAAATGGGTATTGTTAAAGAAGTACCAATAATTTTGAATTCAACTTCACACGATATTATTTACGAAGGCGGTAGAGAAAATGAAACCAGAATGATAATCTGGACATTAAACTTTACAGTCAAAGGTTTTGTATTTGGTAAGACCACCGAAACTGGTGTTATTAATCGTGCATTTGTTTCAGTATACAATCTAATTACCGAAGAAGATGTTGTTGAATTTAATTTGAATTTAGATTCTGGTTTTGGTACATACAAAGTTGGTGAAAAAGTATATCAAGGATATACATCAGATGATGCATCAGCAACAGGAATTGTTGTGCAATTTAAAGACAACCTACTTAGATTAAAAGCACTAACAGGAAACTTTGTATCCGATAAACCTATATACGGTATTAATACTTTGGCAAACTATAAATTCACCACATACAATCTGAACCCATTGAAATTTGTTGAAGTGGATGCTGTTGGTAGAGTATCTACAGATATCGACTTTATGACTGTTGATAAAGTTGACGCTAAGGTTGACAACACACTAAATGAGGTCTTGACAATTAACAAGGCTGCAAACCAATAAACATCAAATGAGAGAAATAAATGGCTAAACAAACAATCAATATTGGTATTAGAGCAAATGATGGTAAAGGCGATACACTAAGAACCGCATTTGTTAAATCAAATGACAACTTTACTGAGTTGTATACCAACGTTTCCAATAATGCCAATACTGCAAACTCATTATCAGCAAACAATGCCGCTACAGCACAAGGGGCTTTCAACAAAGCAAATGCTGTTTTCTTAGGTGATGTTAGTTTTACCGACACTATAATGTATAGTAATACAAAAATAGAAATTGGTAATGATCGTCACAACGAAAAAGCTTGGGGTTTATTGTACGGTCAATTAACAACTCAAGCAGCCAATACATATGGGCACAGTGTCGCATACGATTCAGCCAATAACATTTATGTTGCACTAACAACACAAAACGAAACCACAGGATTTCCACAATCAACAATTGTAAAGTTTGATTCAACAGGTGAAACATTCTGGACACGTTCTGTGCCAGCAAACACCTTATATGGCAGTTTTGCCGAGTCATTAGATATTGATGCAAACAATAACGTTTATTTGTTGACAAATATTCCATACACTTTTTCGACTCTAGTTACCAAATTTAATTATCTTGGTCAAAATGTTTGGAGTTCCATGGTTGAAGATGCCGTAGGCTCTGTGGATATTACTGTTGATGACCAAGGATTTCCATACTTTGTTGGTGAACATAACCTGTTGACTGGTCTTGATAATACAGGTGAACTATTGTTTACCTATTTTACCTCACAAACATCAGCTACAAATGCATTTTGTTGTTTTGCATTACCAAATGAAAATGGTGTTTTAGTTGGTTCTGCAAACGGAAAAGTACACAAGTTTGATACAGAAGGTGTTTATATTTGGACAAACAATGTTGATGCTAATGGCAACACAATTATAAGTTTGACTTCTGATACATCAAATAATTGGTACGCAGCATCAAATACTAACATTTATAAATTTAGATCCAATAATCAATTGATTTGGGAAAAAAGTATAACTGGTATCACAACACCAAAAATTAATTGGATCAAACATAAAGATGATTATCTATATGTAAATGGTGCAACAGTAGATGCAAACAATCAGGCAGCATTCATTACTTACAAAATTGATGCAAATGGTGCATTGGTTTGGGCCAAGGCACTAGAAATTGCAAATGCAAATCAAACAATTAGATTTGGCCACAGACAACTAGATGTTTCTGGTGATTATTTTGTTGGTATTGGTTATAACAAATCATCAAATAGTGCAAACACAAATGCAGTTGTTTATCAATTGCCTGTAGATGGTTCTCTATCAGGTACATATCTTGGTGCAAATGGTAGTTCTTGGGGTGATTTTACATATGTCGGTATACCCGAAGCAAACACAGCAACAAGTACAACTGTTGGTAGTGGCAACACAACTGTAACCATTGCAGAAAATACAGACTATACAGAAACAATGAATGTAATTGTATATTCAACTCC